AGAACCAGTTCCATATGTCTGTTGCAACTTCTCAAATAAAACCCTTTCTTTTTCTTTAAAATCCATAAACGCAGACTGCTGCGCATTAATATCCGTAGAAATACTATCTAACTGTGTTTGTATTAAAAATTTGTTAAGTGTGAGTTCTCCAATTGAAACAACAATTTCAAGTAGTGATTCCCGCATTTTTTGAATTTCTAATAATTCTGCCTCAGTAACTTTTTTCATATCTACCTCATTTTACAAAACGGTTATATATCATACATATATAATTTCGTATCGAAACTTATATAATCTAATTAATAAATATCATTCATTATTCCCAAAGTTATTATTATACATTATTCGTAAGAATTTCTGTGTCAAATACCACTTTTTTTGGAGAATATTGTAATCGAGTCGTTGCTGTTCTATTACCGTTTTTGTCCAATGCACTCTGTGGAAGTATATATGCTTTTACATCAATTGAAAATTTATTACGAACCAATCTATCGTTTGTTGTAGGAAGGTCCGTCAATTGCTCAAACTGAGAAATCTTAGTGATGAATTTATAATTGTTTGCTTCGCCCCAATATTCATCACTTTCAAATGAAATATTTTCAACCACCCCATTCATTTGTTCCATATATTCCGTCCAAATCATTGCTTCATAAGTAAAGTCATAATAATCGGGAATCATCGTGGTGTGATAAATTTGACTTGGGGTAATACCATTTTGTGCGGTAAATCTGTCATAAATATTACGAGAATTCCACCCTGCTTTAAACGTATATTGTTGATACTTGTTTACGGGAGATGCCAGTTGATTTCGTTTCATAGTAGTACGTTTAATCATAATAATTGGCAACAAAATTTTTCCATTCTTATCACGAATATTTCCGTCTTGTTGCGCACTCTTCCATCGTTCTGGATTCCCATAAATTACAGGAATTTGAATTTGTTTGCCATCCTGCATAAGTAAGGGTTTAATCTTTGTCTGTAAATATTTTAAGATAGCGTTGTCCACCGTATATAACCCCACAGACACGGGTGAACTGACGCCTGTGACATGTTTGTTATCCATACCACGGTTATACCGTGTTGGCATTGTAATACGGTTTCTGTCGAATGTAGGCGTACTCATGTATGGGTGTCCTCGATATTAAGACTACTTTTGCGGGTCAAATGTGTTTCACAAATAATATTATGATTATAATCTGGCCTACTTGCAATCAATTGAATTTCGTTCGTATTATCAATTTCATAATAATTTTGATTATAAGAGATAATATCACCGACCTCTGGATATACATCCACCTCTTGTAATAATTTTCTTACAAATCTAAATTCTACGCCAGGTTGAGTGGCATCATATCCAAATCCTTCTGACCCAGGTTGCGTTTTGGGATATTTTATTAATGCGTTTAAACTAATACCACGATACCGTGCTTTACTAATGGATTCTCCGTAAATATTCACATTGGCAATATCTTGAATAATTTTATATAATACGACTTCTACATCAACGACATCAACAACAACTTCTCGGTTGATGTGTTGGAAAAATAAAAAATCCCGTTCAGTGACAAATCGCGGCATATATTATAAGATGTAAAAAGGTACTGGGATATACTTAAACATTGCTTGCATTGCTTCTGCATTTTCCATATGTTTTTTCATTTGTGCTTGATGACCCGTTTGTTCTAAGGTTTCCCGAATTTCTTTAATTAAGTTATCCTTTTCTTGGGCAGATTCTCTACGAAGTGCGTCACCATCCAATCGTATTTGTGCATCTGGAATCGGAATATTTTCATATTTAGAACGAATATTACCCAACACTTCTTTTGCCAATGCAAGTGTATATCGGTATACCCAATTTCGTCCAATACTATTGATATTCTTATATTGAATATTGTCATATGGTATATTTGAAAAATCCGATACTGTACTATTTTCCGAACCTGATTGCAATAAAGAGTTTCCACTTTGTTTGTCATTAACCACGACATAATCAAACCAGATGGTTGTGGCTTGAGTAAAAATTGGCGTGAATCGTATAATATTATTGGATACCATGAAACTATATTGACTTTTACGAATCATATCATTAATTTCAATTGCTTGAATGCGTAGTAAATCTTCGAAGGCAGGCATCATCACGAAGGTTACCGGTGGAGAATATCCATCAAATCCAAACTCACTCATGAGGTTTGTTAATCCAAGACCCGTCGTAGCAAATGGATCGTAGTATCGTGCAATTGCTGGTGGCATCTGATGATATATACGACGAATTTCAATTGCCGACCCACTTTCATATGGGTCTGCCCACAATTTTTTGAGGTCATACGACTGCGTATACGCAGAGGCAGTAACAAATCCCTTCTTTACTGTCACACTTCCACCACTTTCTGCTTCTGTGCCATATTGCGCAGATAATTTCACCAGTTGTGGTAATGGAGTCGATAGAATATTTCGTTGCGTAACATTTGTCGATGTACTCATACCTTGCAATGAAAGCATGTGTTCCCGAGCATTAAATTGATTGACTTGATTACTATAAGTGGTAATAGCTTCTTCTAGACAGGTATATAATTGTCGGTGGGTAAGTTCCACATCTACGACAGGATATCCCAATCGTCTTGCTACAAATGACGCAACTTGTGGGGCTTCTGTTTGAAACTCTAGGTCGCTATCGTAAAATCCAAATGGTGTTAAGTTATATGGATTAACGGGAGATTCTTCAAAAATAATTGGTTCACGGTTCTGCATACAAGCCCTCTATTAGAGTCATATACTATAAATATCAAAATAGTTTATATAACCATAACTTTATAACAATAAAAAGGGGTGACCTTTCGGCCACCCCCATTTATCACTATTGTTACCAAGTTACATCTTAGACGAGGTTGAGCTTGTCGATGTAGATCTTGCCGAAGAATTCGGGGCGAACAACCTTCTTCGCGTAACGTGTCATCACGCCACGTCGAGGTGTGAAGTTCTGCGGATCGTACACAAGTGGTGTCATGATCAATGGAATGTATGGTGCGTACACTGCACCCGTTTCCAAGAATTGGTTACCACGGAAGCCCATCAACAACACATTTTCTGTCATGTATGGGTTCTTGTATACGGTGAAGCGGTTCTGGAAAGAACCAATCTTCGTTACACCGGCTGCGAATTCCATCTTGTCGCCATCGGTTCCGGCTGCAAAGCCAGGGATGGTTTCAAGAATCGTTGCAACAGTTGGTGACACGACTGCAAAGTTAGCACCGCCACGCATCGTGAGCTGATGAATCTTGTTACTAACCTTCTGCATCTTCTGACCAAGTGTTTGGAACCAGGTCATGTTGGTCCATGCTGTGCCCGTGAAGGAACTTGCGGCAAATGCTCCACCTGCTCCCGGCTGTGAACCATTCCAGACTGAACCAATTTCTGCTGACCAGTATTCCGTTGTAGTTACTGGTGCTGCGTTGATTAACATATCAAGAATTTCAAGGTCAATTTCCATTGCAACATAGTCACTTAACATGGAAGTGAGTTCTGCTTCAGCGTCCACTGAATGATATGCGTTCAAGTCTTGTGCAAGTTCTGGTGACCATACTGCCTTCAACTTACGTGTCTTGGCAACGATGGTTTCCGAACGAAGTTCCAAATCAATTTCTGGAATTTGGAGGTCTGTTCCTGCATTGATACCCGTTGTACTGGTACCACGGAGAGGATCACGATCTTCGAAATCACCACGTGCAGTATCGACGGGTTGCTTCGTGAATGTAACACTGTTTAATATTGAATTAAGTGACCCACTTGCAATAAAGGTAACATTGGTTCCATCATACTTCGTGAATTCAGGAAGGGTGTTTGCACCAAAATCTAATGTTGATCCACTTGGAACGAATGAACGAACTGCTAAGAAATCAGCATTTGGTAATACGGATGCAGGAACCGTAAACTTACGAAGACTACCAGTTGCTACATAGTCTTGATTGAAGTTTACATCGGAAAATGATACCGATGCAGTGGTGATGCTTAATGACGCAGTAATTTGGTCATTCAATGAATATCCGAAACGACCTGCGCCATATAGACCACCCGTGTTCGTATTACCAAACCCACCCCAGGTTGACGTTGCTGCTGTACCATAAAGTGACTGTCCTGCCGTTTGACCATTTGACGTTGAACCATACTTGAAGTCCATGTAGAACACAAGTCCAGCAGGTAAGTTCATAGGTTGCACTGATACGAAGTTCTTTGCAGCAATTGAACCGAAGACCTTACGAACTAATGGAAGTGCAACACCGGCCCAGTTTTCACCACTGGTTCCTGCTGAGTTCGTCTTACTGTTTTCCGAGAGAAGCTGTGTTGCTTGGTTTTCAAGCATTACGGCCATACCCTGCTTTTCATAGCCCTTCAATCCTTCTAGGAGGCCTGAACCTTCCCACTTACCTGCTAATTTACGGGTCTGGTCGATAACGTGCTTGTGTGCACTGCCCGCTTCGTTGATAAATTCTGATACATCTGACATAATTTATATCTCCTTAAAAATTAAATGATTCCTGCAAGTTCTTGTAATCTTTTTGCTACCGTGTTTTCCACGATAACTTGCGACTTTGGAGCCGTACTTGGGACTGCCTTGGAGGCAAATCCTTCAGTAACAACTTTCTTACGTGATGCGTTGAATGTCTTCACTGCTGCGGAAAGATTTTCAACTAATGTCGTATAAACAATCTTAACTTCACGAACGGTTGTTGCACGGTCAAATGATTCAACAATGCGAACCTTCTGTTCGTTGGTTAAACTATTTTTATGGAACATTTTGTTGGTGAAGAGTAACTTTGCATTCC